TGGCTGGCGGACGATGCGGCCGTCACCGACAGCGACCTGACGCTGGGCTCGGTGGTGCTGTCGCCGAAGACGGTGGCCGGGTCGGTGGCCATGTCACGGCGGCTGCTCAAGCAGAGCGCGCCGAGCATCGAGGATCTCGTCCGCCGCGACCTCGTGCGGGGCGCGGCCCTCGCCATCGACAAGGCGGCGCTCCAGGGCGGCGGCGCCAACGAGCCGGTCGGCATCATCGCGACCACCGGCGTCAACACCCAGACCGTCACCAAGGACGCCTCGGCGAACCTCACGCCGACCTGGGCCGAGATCGTGGGCTTCGAGACCGCCCTCGGCGCCGACGAGGCGCTCACCGGCCGCCTCGCCTATGTCACCTCGGCGAGCGTCATGGGGACGCTCAAGACCACGACCAAGGACGCCGGCAGCGGGCTGTTCGTCCTCGAGGACGGCCAGATGAACGGCTACCCGGTCGTCATGAGCAACCAGATCCCGAACCGGCTCATCTTCGGCAACTTCGAGGACGTGCTGATCGGCATGTGGGGCGTGCTGGACGTGATGCCGGACCCGGCCGCCAAGGCCGCCTCGGGCGGGCTCGTGCTGCGCGTCTTCCAGGACGTGGACGTGGCGGTGCGGCACCCGCAGAGCTTCTGCATCGACGCCTGATCGTGAGGGCTGCAGGCGGCGGGGCGCCGGCCCCGCCGCCACGACGTGAGGAGGTGCGAGATGGACAAGATCTGGATCGCGAAGGCCTGCGCCGTCGGCGGCAAGCCGGTCAAGACCGGGACGGCGCTCAGGGTGGGCAAGCTCCAGGACGGTGCGGACATCACCGAGGCCGACGCCCGTCTGCTGCTCGGGATCGGCCGCGCCGTGGACGACCCGGCGAAGCTCCCCAAGGCGCCGAAGGAGGCCAAGGCGGAGGCCAAGGCGGAGGCCAAGGGCTGAGGCGATGCACGCCCGCGCCGAGCGCATGGCCCGCACCGTCTCCCGCCAGCTCGGCGGGCCGGCGGTGGTGCGCCGCGACGGCGCCGCCTGGCACGTGGAGGCTCTGATCGTGCCCGTGCTGCTGGACGCCGGCGACGGGACGGTGGCCGAGCGCCGGTGGCGCATCGCGGTTCCGGTGGCGGCCGTGCGGCTCGAGCCGGGCGATGTCGTCGAGGCCCGTGGCAACCGCTACACCATCGACACCGTCGACTACGACGACGGCGGCATCCGGGTGGGGTGGGCGCGATGATGCGGCTCGAGGTGCGCGGGGCGCGGAAGGCCGAGCGTCGCCTGGGGCGGATGAGCCGGGCCGTGCGCCTGGCCGCCTACCGGGCCCTCAAACGCACGGCGGTCACGGCCCGCAAGCTCGGCGCGCAGCAGATCGGCCGGGAGCTCAACCTCAGGCGCACCTACATCCGCGACAAGCTCAAGATCGTCGATCCGACCCCGGACCGGCTCCAGGCCGTCATCAAGGCGAGCAAGACGCGGGTGCTGCTCACCCGCTACGACGCGCGCCAGCTCGTGCGGGCCGCCCCGGGCGCCAAGGGCAGCCCCATCCGCGGTATCCCGCCGGGCCGGAAGGCGGCCGGCGTCAGCGTCAAGGTCAAGCGCGCGGGCCCGCGCCGCAAGCTGCGCGCGGCCTTCCTCGCCCCGCTCGGCACCAAGGAGAGCGGCGAGCGGATCCTGGGCGTGGCGATCCGCACCGGCCGCACCCGACGCGGCTTCAGGGTGCTCTACGGCCCGTCCGTGGACCAGGCCTGGAAGAGCGTGCGCCGCCAGGTCCTCGACGAGATCCAGCCGCTGCTCGAGCGGCGCTTCGCCGACGAGCTGCGGCACCGGCTGCGGAGGCTGTGATGCCCTCGCGCGCAGCCCAGATCCTGGACACGGTGGAGGCGGCGCTGCGGGACATCGACGGCACCGGCGGCTACCTCACCGCGGCGGGCCAGCAGGTGCGCCGCGGGCGGGCGGCGCGGAGCGTCACCGACGGGCTGCCCCTGCCCGCGCTCGTGCTGCGGCCGGGCTCGGAGACCGTGCTCGAGGCCATGCCGGCCCGCGTGCGGGTGAGCTTCGGGATGACGGTGGAGGCGCTGGCCGCGGCCACGGACCGCTTCGACGCGGCGCTCGCCGACCTGGTGCACGACGTGCGCCGGGCGCTGATGCGCCTCACGCCGGGCGAGCCGCCTCTCGACGGGCTCGCCCAGCAGGTCCGCCTCGAGTCGGCCGAGTACACGCCCCTCGAGGACGGCAGCGACATCGCGGTCGCGGAGATCGCGCTCTCGGTGACCTACGTGGACGATCTGGAGGGCTGACCCATGGCGGATCGGAGCTACATCGGCAAGGGCAAGGTCTACCTCGGGCCCTACGGCGGAGGCGGGGCGCTGGTCTCCGTCGGCAACTGCTCGCGGCTCGAGCTCAGCATCGACGAGGAGAAGAAGGAGCTGCTCGACTTCACCTCGGCCGGCGGCGGCAAGGCGAACGTGGTCTCGCGGATCACGGGCGTGACCGTCGGCATGACGCTGCACGACATCAGCCCGGAGAACCTCGCGAAGGCCCTGCGCGGGACGAGCTCGGCCGTCACCGCGGCGGCGGTCACGAACGAGGCGCATACCGCCTACAAGGGCGGCCTGGTGGTGTTCGACAGCCTGCCCGACCCGGCGCAGCCCGTGACCGTGACGGGTGCTGGCGGCACGCCGACCTACACCGAGGGCACCGACTACGTGCGCACCCGCACCGGCATCGAGGTCCTCGCCGGCGGCAGCATCACGGACGGCTCGACCATCGAGGTCGACTACACCAAGGCGGCCTCCGACGTGGTCGAGGCGCTCACCCAGGCCGGCGCCGAGTTCACGCTCGTCTTCGATGGCCTCAACGAGGCCCAGGGCGGCAAGGCGGTGAGCGTGCGGCTGCATCGCGTGAAGTTTTCGCCGGCGCAGGGCCTCGGGTTCATCGCCGACGAGTTTGCCGGCCTCGAGCTGACCGGCGAGGTCCTCAAGGACGAGAGCATCACCGGCAGCGGGCTCAGCCAGTACCTGCAGGTGACCCTGGCGCAGTAAGCCATGCGCGTCGAGCGTGAGATCGAGGTCGGTGGCCGCAAGGTGGTGGTGCGCGAGCTCACCGTGGGCGAGGTCCGCCGTTGGCTCAAGGAGCTCGCCGACCGGGCCGAGGCGGTCCGCGAAAACAGAGACGGCCTCGACATCGTCACCGAGGCGCTGTTCAAGGACGTCTCACTCGACGACGTGCGCCGCATGACCGACCTCTCGAGGAAGGACCTGGACGCGCTCACGCCTTCGCAGATCCGCGAGATCGTGCGGGTCTGCGAGGAGGTCAACCGGCATTTTTTCGATCTGCGCGCGCGCCTGATGGCGCTCGCTCAGGGGCTCGAGCCCAGCTCGAGCTCCTGACGCGGGGCGCCCTGGCGCTGGTCGCGGCGGGCCACGCGGCCGTGTGGGACTACCCCTGGGAGGTCTTCCTCGCGGCATTGGCCCAGGCGGGAAGGGGGCGGTAGATGGCCGACGCGGTGGAGGTCGAGCTCCGGCTGCGGTTCGAGGACCGCGGCGTCCGCGGCCGCCTGGAGTCGATCCGGCGCGGCATGCGCGCCTTCGAGCGCGACGGCAGCCGGGCGACCCGCGCGCTCGTGCGCGGCTTCCAGCGCGCCAGCGAGGCGACGGTCTCGCTCGACCGCCAGATGCGGGGCCTGCGCCGCACGCTGCTGGGGCTCGCCTCAGCCGCCGCCGCCATCCGCCTCGGTCGTGGCATCGCCCAGGCCGCGCTCGACATGGAGTCGCTCGAGCGCGCGCTCGCGACGGTCACGGGCTCGGCGGCGGCCGCGGGCCGCGAGCTCATCTTCGTGCGCGACGTGTCCGCGCGCCTCGGGCTGGACCTCGAGACCTCCGTGCGCCAGTTCGCGGCGCTCGCGGCCGCCGCCCGCGGCACCAGCCTCGCCGGCGCCGGCGTGCGCCAGATCTTCGAGGCCGTCGCCCAGGCCGCCACCGTGCTGGGGCTCAGCTCGGACCAGCTCGGCGGCGCGCTCACGGCCATCCAGCAGATCATCTCGAAGGGCAACGTCTCCGCCGAGGAGCTGCGGCAGCAGCTCGGCGAGCGGCTGCCGGGCGCGTTCCAGATCGCGGCGCGCGCGATGGGCGTGACGACGCAGGAGCTCAACCGCATGCTCGAGCGCGGCGAGCTGCTCGCGACCGACTTCCTGCCGCGCTTCGCCGAGGCGCTGCGCCGCGAGTTCGCCGCCGGGGTGCCGGCGGCTACCGCGAGCGCGCGGGCCGCCTTCGAGCGGCTGCGGACGGCGCTCTTCGAGCTGCGCGTCGAGATCGCCCGCAGCGGCTTCCTCGACGCGCTGACGGAAGGCGTGCGGTCGCTGACGGAGGCGCTGAGCGATCCGAGGCTACGCGAAGGTCTGCAGGCCCTGAGCCGTGGGGTCGGTACGGCCACCACCGCGCTTGCCAGCGGCATCAAGGCCCTCAGCGGCGAGATCAGGACACTGCTCGAGCTGCTTGTCGGCGGCGCCATCCTCAAGGGCGCCTCCAAGCTTGTCGTAGCACTGAGAAAGGTCGGCACTGCAATCAAGACGCTTGAGGGGCGCGCGGGGCTGGCATCGGCGGCGCTACGCAGAGTCCCATGGGTGGGTGTCGCTATTGGCGCCGGCAAGCTGGCCGCCGCGTATGCGGAGTACCGCATCACGCTGGAGGAGATCCGGGCCGAGGAGCAGCGCAGGCGCAGGACGCTCGAAGCCGTCATCGATCAGACGGCCGCCTATGCCAGCGAGCAGGTCAAGGCCGAGGCAGCGCTTCGCCGCATGAGCGCAGCCGAGATCGCTGCCTATGCGGAGCGGCTGGACGCGGCGCGGCGCTACTACGAGGCGAGGCGTGACCTTGCGGCGCAGGCGGATCCTACCGGCGGGGCGGCGATCTCGGCGGCACGTGAGGCGCGCGTCCGGCGTGAGGCGCTGCAGCGGATCCGAAAGATTCTGGCCGAGCGGCTGGAGGCCGAGCGCGAGTTCGCCGATCGCATCAGGGCGATCAAGGACCGCGAGCTCGAGGCCATCCGTGACAGCCTGGCGGAGCAGCTCCGCGCCTACGACCGGGCCAACGAGCGCCTCCGCAACCTGCTCGACCAGCGCAAGGCCATCGAGCAGCGATTCGCCGAAGCGCGCGCGGCGCTCGAAGAGGCGCAGGGCGAGGGGGCGCCCGGCTTCATGGACCTCGCCACCCTCATGGCCGAGATCCGCCGCGCAGGCGCCGACCAGCTCTTCGACGAGATGCTCGCCAAGGCGGAGCGGCTGCGTGAGGCGACTGTGGCCGCCTTCCGCGAGGGCCTCATCTCGCGCGTGGACGCGCGCTTCTTCCTCCGCCAGGCCGAGCAGCTCGCCGGCGACGCGCTCGACGCCCTCGAGCGGCGCGCCCGCGACACGCTCGCCAAGGTGCAGGCCCAGATCGAGCAGCTCGTCGCCAAGGCCGAGTTCCTCAAGCGCATCGAGATCGGCTACGACGAGGAATCGGCGGTCGCCAGCACCGAGAGCCTGCGCCGGCGCATCCAGGCGCTCCTCGAGCGCAACCCGCTCAAGTGGCGCGTGGAGCTGGTGGGCCCCGACCAGGCCCGCGTCCGGGCCGACCAGCTTCTCGGCCTGGAGCGCAAGGCCGAGGGCGGCCTGGTGCTCGGTCCCGGCACGGAGACCTCGGACTCGATCCTGGCGCGCCTCAGCCGCGGCGAGTTCATCGTGCGCGCAGCCGCGGTGCGCCGCTACGGCCTCGCCTTCCTCGAGGCGCTGAACGCCATGCGCCTGCCGCGTTTCGCAGGCGGCGGCCTGGTGCCCCAGGTCCCGGCGCTGCCCGGGGCCCTCGCGGGCGCAGGCGGCGCCACCACGAACGTCACTATCGTGCTCGACGGCGCCCGCTACGGGCCGCTCCGGACCGACCCGGAGACGGCCGACGGGCTCCGCGAGGCCCTGCTCCGCACCGCGCTCAAGCAGGGAGGCAGGGGATGAGGGTCCCGCTCGTCATCGGTCCCGTCACCATCCCCGAGTACGCCATGCTCGGGCTGGAGCAGACCTACGAGCCGGTCGAGGGGGCCGTCCTGCTGCGCGCCTCTGACGGGAGCGCCCTCAAGCAGACGGCCTGGTCCAAGCTGCGCACGGTCATCACCGGCACGGGCTGGATCCCGGACGGGCTCGCCGGCATCGACTGGTCCTCGCCCCAGCTCATGCGTGCCAGCGCCCCGCGGTCGGTCTGGAGCACGAGCAACGTCATCACGCTGCCGGCCGCCCGGCGCGGCGACGTCGGCGTGCGCGGTTTCGCCATCGTGGACGACCGGCCGGTGGAGACGTCGGTCTCGATGGCCGGCGACACCGCCACGCTTGGGACCGTCTCGGGCGCGACGAGCTACTACGCCATGTACTGGCCCGAGTTCCTGGCCTACTTCGCGCCACCCCAGCAGCAGATCGACGTCACGGGCGCGGCGGTGCGGTGGCGCCTGGCGGGGGAGGAGGCCTGATGGCGCTCATCCAGGCGCCCATGCAGATCGACGTGGTCGCCCCGTCGGGGCGGCTGCTTGTCGCCATGCGCATCGCCGTACGCCAGCGCGGACAGGTCAGCGCGCCGATTGCCATCAAGGTCGTGTCCGGGTTCGGACAGGTCCGTGCGCCGATGACGATTGCGGTGCGCGCCGCGGCGCGGGTAAGCGTGGGGCTTCGCGTGACGGTGCAGGATAGCACGTGGAGCGACCGCAGCCGCTGGCGGCTCGCGGCGGAGATCGGGGGGCAGGACGTGAGCGCGCTGCTGACCGGAACGGCAACGGTGGAGGCGGAGGAGGGCGTCGCCCGCATCGCCGAGCTCTCGCTGCTGCCGGACGCGCTCACGGTGCTGGGCCCGCCCGACACCTGGCCAGGCAAACCCGTGCTGTTGGATGTCGTCTTCGTGGACGCGGCAGGCACGCAGCGCAGGCGCGAGCGCCTCTTCACGGGGGTCGTGGACACGCCTGCCTACGATCCGCGCACGCGCACGTGCAGCGTACGCTGCACGGACGAGCTCCAGCAGCACATCGAGCGCCTCGACCGGGCTGGCATTGCCGCCATCCTGCCGGGCTCATACTGGTCGGACCGCGTTTTCGATGCCGGTGCCGAGCCGTGGGCGCACTTCGAGGACCGCCTCAGCACGCTGGCCGCCTCCTACGACCTCGACCGCTTCGGTGCAGGAAGGCTCGCCCCATGGGACGTCGCGGGCACGGCGCCGGACTGGTCCTGGGGGCCGTCGCAGGTGCTGGACCGCTCGGTGCGCATCGAGCTGGCCCACCGGCGCGCCATCACCACGACGGTGCGCCTCACCGTCGAGTATCGCTACCGGCGCCGCCGTCAACGCGAGCGCCGCTACGTCTGGAAGCATCCGTGGACCTTCTGCGACTACCTCAAGAAAGGCTCCACGCTGCCGGACAAGGACACCATCCGTAGCGCCGCAGCCGGCACCGGCTGGGCCCTCAAGAGCGAGCCGAGCTACGACCTCCTGCCGCCGAGCGGCTGGATCAGGTGCTCCGGCGCGGGGCTGCGCGCCTGGGTGATCCGCGAGGACCTACGTCAGAAGCTCGCCGTCGGCGCCACCTTCGAGCTTGCCGCGCGCTTCGTGCAGACGGTGACCGAGCGCTACCGCATCGAGGTGCGGGCCCCGGAAGCGGTCTCGCGCTATGGGGAGCAGCTCGTCGAGGAGACCTGGGGCATGGAAGAGCTCGCCGGCGACGAGTGGCGCTTCGAGGCGGGCTACGAGCCGCCCCCGGCCGGCGCCGTGCGTGACGGCAACGGCGACTGGATCGCCGACGACTACGACGATCCGGCCCGCGTCGACGCCATCGAGACGCTCATCGCCCGCGCCCGGCGCAGGATCCTCGCCTCGCTCCGGGCGACGCGGGTCTACGGCGAGGTGCCGATCGAGCCTGGGGTGGAGCGCCACCACGTCGCCCGAATCCAGGCGCTTGGCATCGATGCCACGGGCAAGGTCGCGCGCGTCCGGCACACGCTCGACATCGACGCGGGCCGCGCGACCACGGGGGTCGAAGTGGCGCTCTTCGTCGCCGACCCCGCCGGCGTCACGGACGACCTGGTGTCGGCGCCCGCTCGCCCCGACACGCTGAGCCCCGGCCCGGCCGACACCGTCATCGGGCTGCCCACGCACCTCGGCGGGCTCGCGGACTCGCCGCCCGAGGACCCGAACTGGGACGGTTACATCGGCAACAGCACCACCTTCTGGCCCGGCGCGCCCGTCTACGACGAGCGCTTCGTGGTGAAGACGCCGGGATCCGGCGCCGACGGCGATCCCGCCGAGTTCGAGGCCGCCGGCGGCGGCTGGATTCCGCACCGGGTGCGCGTGCCCGTGGACGCGCTGACCATCGCATGAGGTAGGCCATGCCGCTCACCTTCCAGTTCTACGAGGACAGCAACCTCACCAACCCGGTCGGCACGCTCTCGTTCACCTTCGAGAGCGACGGGTCCACGGGCGCGATCGACACCGTGGTCTACTTCGGCTCAACGGACGGCACCAAGACGCTCCAGGCGGTGAGCAACCCGGGCGTGGATCCCATCCAGGTCTCGGTGTCGGACAGCGCGCCCGGAAGCGGCCAGGAAGCGACCGCGGTCAAGCTCGCCACGACCCAGGCCGGCCTCGACACCGCCACGCCTGGCGCCGCGTTGAGCCTCGGCGCCAGCATCAGCGGCGGTGTGGCCAACGCCGTGGCGATCTGGATTCGGGTCGAGCCCACGACGCTCGCGGTGGGGACGAGCAACGAGCTCACGCTCACCACGAACGACGTGCAGGAGGTGTGATGGCGGACGTGCTCGACAAGGCGGCGGTCAAGGCTCTGCGCGAGCTCGTCCGGCAGGAGGCGAAGCCGTCCGGCCCGCTACCGCCCGCACCTTCGCGGGCGGTCCCGGCGCAGACGGGTGTCGCCCGTCCCGCAGGCCTCAGGCAGGACGACGGCGGCGGTGGTGGCGGCATCGCCTCGCCGCTCTCCGAGGTGCCTGGCTCGCGCGTCTACTACGCGCCGCAGAACGTGACGACCACTGACGGGGCGATCATCTTCCGCATCGAGGCGCTCAAGGAGATCCAGTTCGAGGACGCCAACGGCGAGACGATCACGGTGCAGTTCCAGTCGTCATGATCCCCATCAAGGTGCCCAACCTGGAGCTCTCGAGCGGCAAGCTGCCGGCGGCCTACCGCATCGATCCCGTCATGCTCGGGAATCCTTGGCATGGCCTGATCCGCCTCGGCGGATACGGCAATGACCAGCTCGAGACCAACGCGGGGCCGGTCGTGCCCTGCGATTATTCGAGCGCATCTCTGTGGCCTGTGCAGCATTGCTATCTGTGGCGTCCTGGTCATGCACCGGGTGCGCCTGCGTGGATCGCCACTCCCAATCCTGATCCATCGACAGGCTACGAGTACACCGACTATCTGCTTCACCCCTTCTATGTCAACAAAGGCTATCCCTCTTTTCCTCAGTTCATCTATCCGGAGCGAGCTGATTTCTCTGGGACAGAGGGATGCCACGGCAATTACATCGGTGAAGGGTGGCTCGCACATGGCTCCGACGGCCTCAACTGGTTCGTTGAGGCCCCAATCGTCAGTGGTTTCGCGCGTTACGATCCTGCCACAGATGAAGTGGCATTCGAAATTCGCGCACGTCCCTGGGGCGTCATTGCGCGCAATGAGCCAGCGCCTGTCGTATTGACCGGCAACGCGCCTGCTGGGCAGGCCGGAAGTGCCGTACGTTTCGATGCCTATCCAGGGTATTTCGACGAGACGGCCGTGCATGATCTGGCAGTCGTAGCAGTTTCACCTGATGGCACTCGCGTGCTCTTTGGGCTAGAGCTGAATCCGAGCGGGCAGGTCAAGACGCCGATGCGCGGTTATTTGGGGCTGTGGGAGGTCACGCTCAATCTCGATGGTGCTGGCTCAACAATGACAGTCACGCTCACGAAGGACCGTGACGGCGCGTTGGGTTCTGTGAGCAAGACTGAAACGTTGACCATCTATGAGCGCAGAACACAGCTCAATGTGAACGAATATATCGATGCAAGTGGAAACAGGCATGTACAGTGGACAGGGTTGTCCTGGGTGGACGACACATCCACAACTCCTGAAGCAAGATACGAAGACAGGTTAGAGTCGTACAACCTGAACGGCCACGTGATCAGTGCTTACTTTGACCAATCCAACACGCTCAACTTGGTCTATGTCGATGCGACCTATACGCGCTCGGAGTCAGGGACGGAGAGCGCCAGCGCAGGTGGGGAATACGTCGAGGATCCCAGCGGGAATTGCATCTCAGACGATCGGTGGGCCTCGGCTGAGATCAGCAAAACGGGTAGTGCATCAGTGACCCTCACGATCCGAGACGATGCGGGGCAGTCCGTCTCGGTTTCGTACTCGCACTCCTTGTCTGCGAGCTACAGACACGACTGGGGATACAGTGGGTGCGGGGCCTATTACGACAACAAGACGCTCGACCAATCGGGCTCGATTTCGATGCCATGGGGGTCGTGGAATGACGCGATAACCAGTGACCCTGGCGGCGCCACCGCGGATGTCAAAGGGCTGGGTGACCTCGTGCTTTTCGGGTTTTATGAAAGTCCACCGAGTCCGTTCGCATACTTTCGGGGAAGGCTTGCTTTCGTTAACGAGGCTAATACGGCCTATGCCGTGGTGGCTGCCATTAACAATGAGTTGTGGGGGCACATCGCTGTGCGTGGATATCTCGACACTGCAACAAACGAGGAGGAGATAGTGGCTTGGGGTGATGACCCAGCCAATGTCCACGTTGGTCCGCTTTTCTCACGATTTGGTGGAGTCGGAGGTGGATCGCTATCTTGGCCGAATTATCAGCCAAACCGTATTGCGACGCGTGCCCCGCTATGGCTCGAGCTGTATAACAGGGTGGGCGCTACGACAAATGCAACGTGTTGGCTCGCTTTCAACCCAGCGACTGGTCAGATTGGAACCGGCAATGATTTCAGGGGCGTGATTTGGCTGTAGAGGGAGGGGGAATGCTCGCCAACTGGGTCAAGCAAGGGACAAGCACCACAGGAACGGGCGCCATCACGCTCGATGGCACGCCGCCGGCAGGGTACGTCGCGTTCAAGGATGTATTCGTTGATGGAGAGGTTGTTCTCTACGTCATAGAAGACGGAAATAATAGGGAACTGGGAATTGGAAAGCTAACCTCGGGGGCTAACTGGACACTTACGCGCGGCTTTGTTTTCGAGACACTATCTGGGGGTACATATACGAGAGCAAGCGGCTTAACATCTGCTAGCCCCCTTTCGCTAAGCGGGAACGCTGTTGTAACCGTTGATGCGGCGACGCACTCTCTCGGGACATTTTTTAGGACGTTCAACGCGGGAGCGACGGTTCCAGGGATCCTTCCAGCCAATACCGTAGTAGACACGACATACGGGCTAACTGAACAGTTCTCCGCAACTGACGCGCTGGTTGCGTGGCCCGCTAGATTCAATCACTTCACTACAGTTAGCAAGGCATATGTAGAGGTTACAACAGCTGCTGGGACTAAGATGCGGATTGGCATATACACGGACGGTGGGGGAGCTTCCTTTAGGCCCGGCAAGCTCTTAGCTGAAACGGGTGATATTGATACGTCAACCACAGGTGTGAAGTCAGCAACCTTGAGTGCCACGGTTTTCTTGCGCCCTGGATGGTATTGGTTGGGCTTTATCGCTGATGGGGACCCGACCCTTAGGACGTTCAGTGGTACGACCGGTGACGGGTGCGAGTTTCGTGGCACAACTGGCGTATACGGCCAAAACATACATAGAGGTGCGTATACAACTGGATGGACATCTATGCCGCCTGACGGGGCCTCCCTATCTGGATGGGGCGGCGAGAGCGCTGTCAAAGAAATTCCTGCTATCTGGTTAGTGCCATGATTACCTATACAGAGAAAGGATACTGGCTTCATGAAGAGATCAGGCGCCAAGGCCACTGGCTCGAACAGCGCGACGGCGTGTGGGTCAGCAGCGACGACGCGGCCGTGCAGGCCATCATCGACGCCTTCGACCCGCTCCCGCACGCCCAGCGCGAGGCGAGCGAGCGCGTGGACGAGGCGGCTGGCAAGGCGCGCGCCCGCTACATCACCTGGAAGCCTGGGCAGGAAGCGGTCTACCAGCTCAAGCGCGAGCAAGCGCAGGCCTACAAGGCTGCCGGCTACCCGGCGGACGCCTCGCCCTGGCCGCTGATCGACGCGGAAGCGCAGGCCCGCGGCATCAGCGCGCAGCAGATCGCAGACGAGATCCTCGCGATCGCCGCTGCCTGGGTGCAGAAGGCGGCGCAGATCGAGGCGATCCGCATGAAGGCCAAGGCCGACATCAAGGCCGCGACCGACTGGCAGGCCTGCCTCGCCATCGCTGAGCAGGCCGAGCGCGATCTGGAGGCGGTATGAGCCTGGGGGCGCGTACGCTCGGCACTGGCACGCTCGGGGTGCCGGAGCAGGCCGGTGGCGGAGGCGTGACCGTCACCTCCGATGCCGTGATGACCGTCGAGTGGGCGGCTCGAGTGGCGGCGGACGGCGAGGCCTCGGCCGAGTGGACCGCTGCTGTGCGGGCGGACGCCGGCGCACCCCTGGAGTGGACGGCCCGCGTGGTGCGCGATGCGGGTCTGCCGGCCGAGTGGACAGCGCGGGTGCGGCGGGATGCCGTGCTGCCGGTGGAGTGGCTCGGCACGACCGTCGTCCAGGCGGACGCTGCGCTCCCCGTGGAGTGGACCCTGCGGCTGCTCGCCGATGGGGCCATGCCCGTAGATGGCACCGCGGCCGTGCGGGCCGATGCGGGCGGGCCCGTCGAGTGGCTGAGCCGCATCCTGCGTGACGGCGCGCTGCCGGTCGAGGCCACCGCGCGGGTCGTGACGGATGGCGCGCTCCCCGTCGAGTGGACGGGAGGCGTGCTCGTGCAGGCGGACGCGCAGCTCCCCATCGAGTGGACGCGGGCGGTGCAGGCCGGCGCGCCGCTGCCCATCGAGCACCTGGTGATCGTCCCCGCGGACGCGCCGATTCCCACGGAGTGGACGGCGGGCGTCATCGCGGACGCCTCGGCCCCCGTCGAGTGGCTGCGGCGGGTCATCGGCGAGGCTGCATTGCCGGTGGACTGGCGTGGCGCGCTGCTGGTGCAGGCCGATGCCGTGATGCCGGTGGAGTGGACGGCTGCGGCACCGACGGCAAGGACGGTCTCGGGGACATGGACGCTCGCCGCGCGGGGGACGGTGTGGGTGATCGACGAGCGGGGCACGCTGTGGGCCCTGCCGGCGACTGGCATCTGGACAAAGGCTGGAGGGTGAGACGATGCCCGTGACCTCTGATGACATCGTGTGGTACGGCTCGGCCGTGATGCCCGAGGACGACACGGCCACGAACGTCGGGGGTGCGATCGACACGACCAGGCGCGTGGTCTTCACGGACATGCAGGCGACCGGCACGGTCGGCGTCTACAGCTCGGACGCAGGCGACACCACGCAGACCGTGACGATCACGGGGCGTGACTCCACCGGCGTGGTGGTCACCGAGTCCCTCGCGCTCAACGGCACCACGAAGGTGATGGGGAGCCAGCAGTTCGAGCGCATCCTCAAGATCACGCTGTCGGCGGCAGCCGCCGGCACCGTGACCGTTGAGGACAACCAGGCGACGCCGAACAAGGTCACGGACCTCGCGCCTGGCGAGATCGAGGTGCGCCGCATCTTCTACAACTCGGAGGCGGACGTGGCAGGCGGCGCGACGCGGAAGTACTACGAGAAGATCTTCTGCAAGAACACCAACACGGCAAGCGCGATGGTGAACGCGTCGATCCTCGAGCAGGCTGACCCGAGCGGCAAGATCGCCTTCGCGCTCGAGTCCGTCCTCAACGGGAGCGACACCAACGGAACGGGCAACAACCGGCAGGTCGCGCCGGCCGGCTACACCTTCGACAACACCACCAAGAGCGTGGCGGGTGGTAACCTGACGCCGGGAGATGCGCAGGGCGTCTGGCTCGAGCTGACGCTCAATCCTGGCGACGCCGCGCAGAACACCACCTACACGCTCCGCGCCAAGGGCTCCACGACGTGACGCTCCTCTACGACGAACGGACAGGGCGTCACTACCTGCTCAAGCAGCCGCAGGACTCGCGGCTGTATGCGATGGACTTCGCGTCCCTGCTCGGCAGCGACACGATAGCCTCGGTGCAGTCGGTCACCGCGGAGGCTGAGGGCCGCGTCGGCGGTGCTGCATCGCTCACGGTCGGGGCTCCGACGGTCAACGGCACGAAGGTGGAGGTGAGGATCGACGGCGGAAGCCACGGCGAGAACTACAAGGTCACGGTCGTCATCCAGACCACGGGCGGCGACACGCTCGAGGGCGACGGGTGGCTGTACGTGCGCGATCTCTAGGGGGATGAAAGGGGAGAAGAGCGTGGGTGAGCACGACGTGTACGAGCGCCTGGCGACGCTGGAGAACGACAACAAGTGGCTCCGGCGCGAGGTCGAGACCATCAAGGGGTCGCTCGAGGAAATCAAGGACATCCTCCGCCGCTCCAACGGGCACCTGTCCTGGCGTGCCGTCGCCCAGCTCTCGACCGCCATCTCGGGGCTCGTCGTGCTCGTGACGTACCTGGTGCAGCGTCTGGGATGAGCGAAGCGATGCGTCTCTCGCCGCATTTCACGCTGGAGGAGCTGACGGTCTCGGAGGTGGCGGCCCGCCTCGGCATCGACAACACGCCGCCACGCGAGGTCATCGACAACCTCAAGGTGCTGTGCGTGCACCTCGAGCGCATCCGCTCGGCGCTCGGCGACCACCCGATCATCATCACGTCGGGGTACCGGTCGCCGGAGCTCAACGAGCAGATCGGCGGCGCGCGCACGAGCGCTCATCTCAAGGGCCTGGCCGCCGATTTCATCTGCCCGTCCTACGGGTCTCCCATCGAGATCTGCGAGCGGATCGTGGACGAGGCGGTGCCCTTCGACCAGCTCATCTACGAGTACGGCCGATGGGTGCACCTGGGCCTGTCGGAGACGGAGTACCGCCACCAGGTTCTCACCATCTGCCGCGGGACAGGCTACATGCCCGGGCTTCGGGAGTGCGCATGAGTGGCCGCGGACGAGGCGCAGGTGATCCTGATCGCAGCTTTCTGGGCGGCGGTGCTCGTGCTGCTGATGCTCGAGTAGTGCGCCGCTTCCCGGTCGAGCGGCTGCTCTCGAGCCTGCGCCGTCCGCCGCGCTGGCCCTACGACTGGCTTGGCTTCGAGTCGCTCACCGAGCGCGATCGGGCGGCACTGTGGGCCGTGCATCGCCACACGCGCCCGTGGCTGCACGCACGGCGTCTGTGGGCGCGAGCGAGGGTGTCCTGATGGCTGAGGTCATTGCCTTCGTGGTGATCATCGTGGTGATCGTTGTGCTCGTGGCCGGACGCGAGCGCGCGCTGGCCGGCGTCCTGTGGGCCTTGCGGAGGATCATGGGCAGGCGATGAGACGCGCGCTCCTTGAGGCAGCCGAGATCGTCGACGCCTGGCGCGTCGTGCCGCGCCTGATGCTCGCGCTCTACGGGCTCATGTGCTGGCACGTGGCGGACTGGTTCATGCACCTGCCCGACCCGTCCGGCACGCAGGCGGCCTTCGTGAGCACGATCTGGGGCGGCGCAGCGGCCTGGTTCGGGCTTTACGTGCGGTCGGGCCCACCAGGCCCGCAGCAGCGGGGTGGCTCATGATCTGGCTCGAGCTGTTCCGGTGGGCGGGCAGGCTCGGTGCCGGAGGCCTCGGGCGCTGGCTCAAGCTCGGCCTGCTCGGGGCCGTGGTGGCCGCGGCCGCCGGCCTGGTGCTGTGGGTGCGCTCGGCCGAGAGCCGGGCGGCGACCTACGCCGCGGAGATCGCCATGCTGCGGTCCGAGCAGCGCTCGCTCCAGGAGCAGCTGCGGGCGGCCCGCGAGGAGCGACAGCGGGCGCTGCGGCTTCTGGGCGACCTCCGCCGCAAGGAGGCCGCCCGCCGGCGCGAGGTCGAGCGGCTCAGGGCCGCGCTGAAGGAGATTCCCAATGAGGGCTGCCTGGATCGTCCCCTGCCTGATCCTGTCGGCCGGCTGCTCCAGTAAGCCGGTCGTCAGGACCGAGACGGTCTACGTCCGGCCGCCGCCCGAGCTGCTCGAGCCCTGCGAGCGGCCGGAATGGCGGGGGCGCACCTACCGCGACCTGGTCGAGCACGCAATCCGCCTGCGCGAGGCCCTGGAGGCCTGCGACGACCAGGTGGCCACGCTCAGGGAGTGGTCTAGTGCTGCGCCACGCCGAGATCCCGCCGATGCGTTATGATGAGCCAAGTGAACGGAGAGGGTGAGGCAAGCAGACTTACCTGCGGCTAGGACTCGCGCGATGCACGCAGGGGCATTGATAGCGGCTTGACACATAAGCCTCTTCGAGTCTCCCCTCCGGCACCATCCGACAGCCCGAAAGCGCCCGTAACCGCTTGAGGTTGCGGGCGTTTTCTCTTGCGGGCGGCGCATTTTCGGCCTAGACTGCGCCGCAGTAGATACACAGACTTACCGCAGGGCGCCGTTTCTCGTCCCGCACATATCCCGCACGCGATCCCGCACGCTCGCATGGCCTACATCCGCAAGATCGCCTCCGGGTGGCGCGCCGAGATCCAGCGCCGCGGCATCCGCGTCTCACGCGTCTGCCGCACCCGTCAGGCCGCCGAGGCCTGGGCCCGCCAGGTCGAGATCGAGATCGACGCGGGCCGCTACCGGCCGGCCGCCGGCAAGACCGTGGCCGATCTCCTCGAGCGCTACGCCCGCGAGGTGAGCTCCAGGAAGCGCGGCGCCCGCTGGGAGGCCATCCGCCTCCGGATCCTGCTGCGCGACCCACTCGCCCAGGTGCCGCTCGAGCGCCTGGCCGCGCCCGACATCGCCGCCTGGCGGGACCGCCGCCTCCGCGATGTATCCGCGGCCACCGTACGCCGGGAGTGGACGCTGCTCCGCCACGCGTTCCGGATCGCGCAGGAGGAGTGGCACTGGATCGCCGAGCACCCGATGCGCACCGTCAAGCCGCCGCCGAAGCAGCCCGCCCGGCAGCGGCGCATCTCGGACGAGGAGATCGAGCGCATCCTGTGGGCGGCAGGCTGGCAGCCAGACCGGCCACCCGAGACGGTCACGGAGCGGGTCGCGGCGGCCTTCGTCTTCGCCCTCGAGACGGCCATGCGGGCAGGCGAGATCGTGGGACTCACCTGGGACCGCGTCCACGGCTCGCACGTGCACCTGCCGCGGACCAAGAACGGCAACCCGCGCGACGTGCCGCTTTCGTTACGGGCGCGGTCGATCCTCGATCACCTGCGGGCCTTCGAGTTCGAGGGCGGCAAGGTGTTCGGGCTCAAGTCCTCGCAGCTCGATGCGCTCTTCCGCAGGCTCAAGGCGCGCGCCGGCATCACAGACCTGCATTTCCACGACACGCGGCGGGAAGCCCTGACGCGCCTGGCGCGGCGCTTCGGGCCGCTGGAGCTCGCCCGCATCAGCGGGCATCGCGACCTGCGGATCCTGCTGGACGTGTACTACGCGCCTTCCGTGGAGGAGCTGGCGGCGCGGCTGGACTGAGCGCGGCGGCGGCCATCGCGCAGCGAGTACGGGAACTGCCGCTCGGCCCAGCGGATGACCTCGATGGCCCGCCAGCGCAGCGGCCCGCGGCCCCCGAGGCGGATGGCGGGCGGGAAGTCGGGGCGGATCGCGTAGCGCTCCCGCACCTGGCGCTCCGAGACCTTCAGGTAGCGGGCGACCTCGGCCACGCCCCACAGGTCCACGGCCACCGGCACCTGGTGCAGGCGGCGGGCGATCTCCTCAGCCAGGCGCTCGATGTCGGTGCTCACGGCGTCTCGGCGGGCCTCTGATCGCGCTCCAGCGGCTCCCAGGCCTCGCAGCAGTGGTCTGCAAAGGTCCAGCGGCGCGGCTCGTCAGGGCTGCAGTCGTGGTAGCAGTACCCGTCCTGTGCTGCCTTCCGCTGCCACCAGAGGCAGGTGCTGCAGCGGCGTCCCTGCCCTCCGGTCAGGCCCAATGCCTGCTCCAGCTCGGCCACCCGCGCCTCGAGGCGCGAAAGGCGTGCCTCGAGGTCTCGGCCGGATTTCCCGTCGAGCTGGCGTGACTCGCGCTCGCGGTGCCATGCCAGACGGCAGCGGTTCGAGCAGAACCGCTGCCAGGGGCGCTTCACCTCGAAGCCCGCCCCGCAATGGGCGCATGCGCGCAATGTCGGCTCAGAACGCGTTGCGCGCATTCTCAGAGCCCCTCCAGCGCCATCTGCCCGCTCTCGAGCTCCCGTCTCAGCTTCCGGCTGCGGCGTCGCAGGACCGCGTCGTGCCGGTTGTGGCAGCGCTGGCAAAGCGCCGCCAGGTTCAGCAGGCTTGCCGCCTCCGGGTTCGGGTCGTAGACGTGCGCCGTCGTGAGCACCACCTTCGCCCCTGTCACTGGGTGCGGCTTGCCGTGCTCGGCACTGCACCACTCGCACCGGCCACGCGCCCGGACGAAGCGGACGAACCGCGAGCGCAGCTTCCAGTCCTTCGGATAGCGGCGGGCGTTCTCGGGGCGGATGGGCATCAGTCCTTCCCCATACACGTCGCCCCACAATCAAGGCACTCGTACATGGTGCTGCCCTTGAGGCGGGCGTTCTCGCTGCGGAGGCGTTCAAGTTCATCCGCGAGCTGGCCGAGAAGGCGGGCCATGTCGGGGGCAGCGGCGATGAGGCGAGCGTCCGCATCTCGCTCCAAGTAGTTCGTGCGCATGGACAACAGCCGGAACCCCGACTGGGACATAACAGTGCGGTATCGCCGACGCTTTGCCTCGCCCTCGCCGATGCGCCACGGCCCAGGCGTTGCTTCCTCAGCCAACTTTGCCATCTCCCGCGCACGGCGGATAAGGTCGGACGCATCGCTCATCTCGCATCCTCCTGAGCGGTTTGGCGGCCCTACTCACGCGCTGGCCTCCGACCAACCGGACACCACGCTTCCAACCAGGCCAACGCGCTTTCGGGCCATGAACTCATCTTCGCCACGTCACCTCTTCGGCGAAGACGCGCTCCTTTGCGCATTCGTTTGTGAGCGTCTGCTGCTGCCGGCGCGCTCTCCAGCGGCGCCGGTACTCGAGATAGCAGCCCTTGCACAGATTGTGCGTGCCGTACTGACCCGCTGGCGCGAAGTACCAGAAGTCGGTGTCGAGCGGATAGAAGTCGCCACAGCATGAGCAGTGCTTCTCGAGGAAGCCGTCTTCGATTCTGAAGCGGCCGCGCTCGAGCCCGCGCGCGATCTGGTCGGGCGTGAGCATCGGGCAGACGGGCCCGACGCGGCCATGCGGCGATGGCGGGCCCTTGCGGTGTGCAGCCAGGTCAAGCATCGCGCCTCTCCCGCTCGATGGGCACCACGGCCTCCTGGCCGAGCGGTACCTCGTCGGGCTCGTCGCCGGCGGCGAAGAGGCATGAGAGCGCCATGCCGACGACGAGCCCGAGGCACACCCCCGCGATGAAGGCGATCCCGGTCATGCCGCGTCCTCCTGTGGCTCCGTCGCCTCTTCGGCCGCATGTTCGGCAAGGCGGTAAAAGCGTTCCTGGAGGAAGGCGCGGTCCTCGTCGGTGAGGTCGCGCCCCGGGTAGTCGGCCGGGGAGAAGCCGAGCGCGTGGGCGAGGTAGTACAGCTCGGCACGATAGGCGGGGCCGGCGAGCTGGGTGATGGCGCAGTCGTAGGCCTCCGCCTCTAGCTGCGCGACCACGTCCTCCGGCACGGTCGCGACCGCGGCGATGGACGCGATGTGCGGCCGCACCTTGTCCATGATCGCAAAAGTGAAGTCGCCCGAAAGCGTACAGTCGTAGCTCTCACCGACCGGGGCACCGGCCAGGAGCCACAGCAGCAGGGCGCGGGCGTGGGGGCGCAGTCGCAGGCGGATCTGGGACGCTAGCCAGGCGTCGAGGTCCTCGAGCAGGCGCTTGCGACGCGCTCCCTCGGCCTCCTGCTCCGGTGCCTCCCCGCGGACTTCCGGGGGGCCGGCATCGGGCTCCTCGCCGGCGCGGGCGGCCGCATCGGCCCGCTCGGCCGCCTCCCGCTCGGCCTCGGCCGCGGCCTGGGCCTCGGCTTCGGCCTGCTTCGCGTCGAAGCAGTCCTCATCCAGGCAGAAGACCTGCTGGTCGATCTGGCGCTTCTTGGTGCAGCCCTTGCAAGCCTTGGTGGGATCGAAGCGCACGTTCCAGGATGGCTCTCCATGGAAGGACAAGCGCGGGTGGTGCTGGTAGAAGAGGGCTGCCGTGTGCCGCTCCAGCGCCTCGACGGTGGGCGGGGCATCCTGCGCGTAGATCCACTCCCGGAGCTGCTCCAGCACGGGCCCGCTCGCCGCGGCGGTGAGGATCGCCCGCGCGTGGGCGGGAGCGAGGCGCTCCTCCCGGAGCAGATCCTTGGCCCACTCGGGCAGGTCGAGCAGCCGCATGAGGTTTGAGACCTGCGAGCGGCTCATGCGGATGCCGCGGGCCTCCAGGCGTCTGGGGATGTCCTTCACCTGCAGGCCGTGCTCGCGGACGAGTTTCTTGAGAAACGCGGCCCAGTCGAGGGGCGTCAGCGGCTGGGCGTGGTGGTTGTCGGCGGCCTGGTCCAGCAGGTGCTCGACCGGGTCGTCGGCGCCGCGGTCCTCGGCGAGCAGAACGGGAATGGTCTCGAGGCCGGCCATCCTGGCGGCCCGCCAGCGGCGCTCGCCGTGCTTGATGACGTAGCCGTCCTCGGTCTCGAGGACGCGGATCGGGTTCTCGATGCCCCGGGCGGCGATGTCTTCTGCCAGGGCGTTCAGGGCCGCCTCGAGGAACTCGACGCGGGGCTGGCCCGGGTCGGGCCGGACCGCGTCGATCGGGACCTCTGTGACCTGGCCGGGGCGGAGGCCGCTCACGATGCCGCCCTCCGGGGGAAGAGCACGACCTGGGCGCCGTGGCCGTGCTCGTCCACGCGGCAGTGCGGGCAGCGCTCGCCACGCCCGACGTAGGTCGGGCCGGCGAGCGGGCATTCGTGATGCCAGATCAAGCCGACAGCGAGCGCCTTCTCGCGCCACCGGCGCAGGCGCTCGAGATTGCGGACGGCCTCCTCGGCCTTGCGGTGGAGCTCGGAGCTGGGTCCGTAGTGGGGCATGGCTGCTCCTCCTGGTAAACCGCCTGTGCGGGCTTCTCTCCGAGGGCCCTCAGAGCCGCCGCCCCGGCCCCGGGCCCGGCCCGTCGGAAAGCCCTCCTCATGGGGCCGGGGCGGGGCGGTTACGGGAGGGAATATAGCGAGTGCTATATCTCATGTCAATAGCAAGCGCTACATGATGACCCCACCTTCAGGGCCGGGCGGGCGGAGGGGGGGCCGATTAGCTGGCCAAAACCAGGGGAACAGCGCGCAATAACGTGGCGCGAAAATTGCATGAAACTTGATACCAAAATGGTGTCACAGTGATACCGCAATGCTATGATTCAGCTCGCCACCCGCTTTGCCGAAAGCAACGACACGGGCGCTGAAAGGGCGTTTCCAGAGCGGCGACAGGGGACAAGTCAGATGGAAGAGAAAAAGGAGTCTCGGCAGAAGCTTCGATTCAAGTACGTTTTCGACGATGACTACAATCCCGTATACGCGAACGGCGCGTATGGAGGCGTGTCTCCGCGGGGTGAGATCGTGATCAACTTTTACCATGAACGGCCGGCTTTGCCGCGTGACACATTTCAGGGATTGTCGGTATCCGGGTTTCCTGAGGGCGCTGAAGAGGTGCCCGACGAAGTCTCAAGGACACTGATTCGCAAGGTTACGGCCGGCGTGGTAATGAACTACGACACCGCGAAAGCTGTCCATGAGTGGCTCGGTCGCCATCTGAGGCGTCTGGAACAGGCGAGGAAGGAGACCGGCAATGGTGGCGACCGTTGAGTTCTTGCAGACGTCAGCCCCCGGCATAAAGGCACCCGTGGAAGCAGGGACTTCGACCACGGAGCTCGAGGAGCAGCGAGTCCCGCTGGAGGTATGGGACGACTCGGACACGTTCGATCTCATACTGGAAGTTCCGGGCAAAAGGCTAGTGCGCCCCATCGAAGCTCACGTCCAGTGGGATGAAGTCCATTGGCTTGCGACGACCGAGGTGGCGCCTCTTTATGCAACAGGTGCGAGCAGGGAAGAGGCCGTTGAGAGTCTCGCCCATGAGATCGGAATGCTCATTGATGAGCTGGAAGAGATGGACGAGCGCGAGCCAGAGTGGGATCTCGTGCTGCAAAGGCTAAGGGAATATGTGGAGCGATGACCCAATATTCTGGGCTTCGGATCAAGCAGATTTGCGAAAACAAGCTCGGGATCGAGTTCAGAAGTGGCCGCGGCAGCCACCGCAATGGCTGGTACGTGAGGAACGGTAGAAAGCTGAAGCGCATCACGGTGCCCTGCACGCGTGATGAAGTTCCCCCCAAGACCTTCGGAAGCATGGCGCGCCAGCTTGGCTTGAACAAAAGGGAGTTCGACGAGCTATTACGCTGCATCCTGGACGAGGATGAGTATTTTGCGCTGATCATGCACCGGTGATGGCGCGCGTTATGCGCGTTTCCCGTGCCACATGTAGATGACCTTGGCGATCACTTCGACGTCCGAGACGACCTGGTCGCGGTAGCGCGCGTTGTCGCTGATGAGCGCGATGCCGCCGGGGACGAACTGGAGGCGCTTGACGAGCAGGGCGCCCTCGAGGCGGACGACGTAGATCCCGTCGGTGAGCTCCTCGCGGGTGTAGGTGCGGCGCTCGAC